ATCACGGGGCCTGGTTTGACGAGCTGTGTGCATTTGATTACATCGACGATGCCTACGATGGCGTACAGTTTACGCTCCGCTTACGGGACCCACGCATCCGTCGAGTGCAGCAGATTATTACCACCACTCCAAAACCAAAAGAATTAATTGTAGACTTAAATGAGGGTAAAGTAGGCGGCGACGTATATGTGTCAAACGCCTCGTCTTATGACAACCGAGCCAACCTCTCAGAGACGTTCTTCAAACAGCTTGAGACTTACGACGGCACTGACATTGGCCGCCAAGAGATCTATGGTGAGATCCTTGACCCGGAGCAGTCCGGCATTATCAAACGTAAACAATTTAAACTCTGGCCCGCCAACAAGCCGACTCCAACACTGGAGTATGTCATTGCGTCGTATGATCCGGCGACTTCTGAGAAGACAATGAACGACCCAACCGCCTGCACTATCTGGGGCGTGTTTGAGCAACAAGACGCTGGCACGGCGGTAATACTACTAGACTCTTGGGACGAACACCTGTCCTACCCGGAGCTGCGTAGGAAGGTAATCAATGACTTCAAGGAGGTCGTCTACGGCGCCGATAATGACTTTGGCAAGGGCCGAAAGGCTGACCTGATCCTGATGGAAGACAAGTCGGCGGGTATCTCGCTAATCCAGGAGCTCCAGGGCGCCGGTGTGCCAGTCAGGGGATATAATCCTGGCCGCGCCGATAAGGTACAACGATTAAACATTGTAGCGCCCCTGGTGTCTAAGGGTAAGGTGTGGATACCAGAGGAACCGCAACGAAAAGGAGAATATGCAGACTGGGCAAAACGTTTTCTGCGTCAAGTATGTTCATTTCCAGAGGCTGGCGGACACGACGACTACGTCGACTCCCTCTCGCAAGCGCTGCGTGTTCTACGTGATTCTGGATGGATCCAACTCGACCCGCTACCAGCTCGAGACTATAGTTACGTGGACGACGACATGAGCAAGCGATTTGCCAACCCCTACGCCCAGTAGGGCGGATCCCCCAAGTTTTGTGCATTAGTATAAATAGGAATAACTACCCGCTCAAAATGAACTTTCTAAAGACCCCCCAACAAAAACTAATGGAAGAGGCCGGCATGATGCCCGCCTCCCCGGGTATGTTAAAGACCCCACAACAGGCGTTGATGGAGGAGTCTGGCATACAGCCCAAGTTTTTTGCTGACGGCGGTAGCACAACAATGAGCGTACAAGATATGTTAGCGGCATTAATTGCAGCCGGACAAAAACCACAAAAATTTGCAGGCGGCGGACTATCAACCCCGGCAAACATTGGAACTCAGGTTGCGTTTAACGCACCGTTTTTAACCCCTGAAATTTTAGAAATGCGAAAGAATATCGCGGCTAAAAAATACGGACCCGCAGCAGAAAACGCAGCTTCTTTAGGTTTGGCAGTGGCGCCATTAAATCCCCTTACTGCTTTTTTATCATTAATGGGCCCTAGCCAACTTGGTGATGCAACATTAGATACTTACAGAAAACAGCAAGCAGAAGAAGCTGCAAGACAACAGGAAATGATTCGTAGGCGTGCAAGAGCACAATCTCCGGTATTTAAACACAACCAGCCAGTGGAAATGATTGACTTGCAAGAGCAGCCAAGTTTTCCTAGCCTATCCAAATTCTACAACAGATAACTTATGGTAAACCCAATACTACCCATTCAGTCTGGCGCAAATTTGCCTGGCCTTGAAAATGAACAAAACGTTAAAGAGGCAGCCGCGCAAGATGCGGAGATGGATTATTACGAAGACGCGTTGGGATTAGAACCCGGTGACGTTGAAGAGGAAGTCATTGAGTTAGAAGATGGTTCTGTTGTAATTAACTATCAAGAAAAACAAAGCCCACGCAAAAACCCAGAGTTTTATGAAAACCTGGCAGAGTCACTAGACGAGGGCACTTTACAGGCTCTGGCAACAGAGTACTTAGATTTAATTGACGTAGACAAAGAGTCACGTTCACAGAGAGACAAACAGTATGAAGAAGGATTGCGTAGAACTGGGCTTGGAAAAGATGCACCAGGAGGGGCGACGTTTGACGGTGCTTCCAAAGTGGTTCACCCAGTTATGGCAGAGGCTTGCGTTGATTTTGCGGCGTCTTCAGCTAAAGAGTTACTCCCATCTGACGGACTCGTTAAGTCAAACATCAAGGGCGAAGCAGACCGATTAAAAGAAGAGACAGCAAACCGTAAGGTTAATTTCCTTAACTGGCAGTTAACCGAGCAAGTACAAGAGTACCGCGACGAAATGGAGCAGTTGCTCACTCAGTTGCCACTTGGTGGATCACAGTTCCTCAAATGGCGCTGGGACGAAGAACAAAAACGTCCAATCTGCGAGTGGGTTGCAATTGATAACATTTTGTTACCATACTCGTCAACTAACTTCTACACAGCACAGCGTGTAACTGAAGTACAAGACATCACCGAAGACACATTTTTGCAACGTGTTGAACAAGGCATTTACATTGACATCAACAGCGAATATTCGTCTGATGCCCCGCTAAACGATCAGACAAGATCTGAAAAAGCAAACAACAAAATCGAGGGCAAAGACATGCCCTCTAAGAACATTGACGGATTGCGTCGTATTTACGAGATTACCTGTTTCATGCGTTTGGAAGAAGACGCAGAGACAGACGGCCAACGCGCACCATACATTTTAATGATTGATGAGACCACAAGCAAAGTCTTGGGTCTGTATCGTAACTGGGAAGCAAATGATGAAAAGTTTGAAAAACTGGACTGGTATGTCGAGTTTAAATTTATCCCTTGGCGTGGCGCTTATGCTATTGGCCTTCCCCATCTTATTGGTGGTCTTAGCGCTGCTCTCACTGGCGCTCTACGCGCTCTCTTGGACGCGGCGCATATTAACAATTCCCAGACGCTACTTAAACTCAAGGGTGGACGAATTGGTGGGCAAAGCGATCGAATCGAACCTACGCAAGTAGTAGAGATTGAGGGAGCACCTGGTGTTGATGATGTTCGCAAGATTGCGATGCCAATGCCATTTAACCAGCCATCATCAGTTTTATACAACTTACTTGGTTGGTTAACAACTGCAGCAAAAGGTGTAGTAACCACCGCAGAAGAAAAAATCGGCGAGGCAAACAACAACATGCCTGTTGGTACGGCCCAGGCTCTCATCGAGCAGGGCGCTAAAGTATTCTCCAGCATTCACGCACGCCTACACCGCAGCCAGGCTAAATCTTTGGCAATTGTTTCGCGTATTAACCACTGGTACCTGGCCGATATGGACAACCAGTCCGGCGAGGCAATTGAGGTTCGTGACTTCGCGTACAACAACGACGTGCGCCCAGTGTCTGACCCCAACATTTTTTCTGAGACACAACGCTTAGCTCAGAACCAAGCGCTGTTACAAATGGCAGCCTCCGCGCCACCCGGAATGTTTGACATCCGTGCGGTGTATCGTAGAGTATTAAACCAATTAAAGGTGCCGTCTGTTGACGAGATACTACCCAATCCGTTGGGAGCAAAAGAATCCAATCCTGCGCTAGAAAACGTTGCCATGACAATGGGACGTCCTGCCGCAGCATACCCAGACCAAGACCACATCAGTCATATCAAGATACACTTAGAGTATGCGATGAACCCTGCGTATGGTGGCAACCCAGTGATTGGCCCAACATTCGCGCCCAACGCGTTAGAACACATCAAGCAACACTTAACGCTGCACTACTTGCAGTCCATGCGCGCGTACGTGGCCCAAGCATCTGGCGGCAAAGATACGCTAGAGCTGCACCAAGAAAAGCCACTAGACTTAGAAGCTCAGCAGGCGTTAGCCCTAGCCTCGCAGATGGTTGGACAAGATTCGCAGATGACTATGCAGCCATTCGTACAACAGATTCAGGCGCTGGCTCAAAAAGTTGCGCAGGCGCAGCAGTCTAGGATGGAGCAAATCGCATCTCAAGACCCAACCGCCCAGGTTATTCTTAAGACCCAGATGGCAGAGACCCAGCGTAAACAGCAAGAGGCTCAGTTTAAGATGCAGATGGATCAGCAAAAGAGCCAGCAAGACTACGAGATTAAGATTGCTGAATTGCAACGCAAAGTAATGGAATTACAGAGCAAGTACGATCTGCAAACCGAGCTTGATAACCAGAAAAACTCTACCAACGTGGCAGTTGCCAGTATGAATAACTCCTCGCGCGAGCGCGTGGCAGCACTACAGGCTCAAGCACAACTATCTGCTCAAGAGTTAGCACTCGCCCAAGAACAGGCTATGCTTGGTATTCAGGCAGTAAACGAGGCAGAGAAAGATATCCGTCAGCATGGTATCGAGATTGAGCGGCAAAATTTTTTAAACGAAGCTGAAGTAACAAAACAGGCAGTACAGGCAGCACTACAACCAAAACCCACCACAGGAGTATAACATGGCCGAAAATTTAAAAGGCTTCCGTCAAACCTACCAGGAGACTGGTCAACTATCTAGCGGCGGCGGCCCTGGAGAAAAAAACCTAGACGCCGGCGCGTCTGGTAGCCACCGCGATAATAACTGGAAAAAGGGCGCAGCCCAGGGCAGACTAAAAAATGCCAAGCCAATCGGCCCAGGTAAAAACCTTAAAGATATCCAAGGCGGCAATTTTTATTAATTTTAGGGCGGATTCCTTCGTATACTTGCATTAGTGAGATTATGAAGGACTTTATATCTGAAATTATCGGTCGTGTAAAGGCTGAGCAAAAATCACTAGCGGAATCCGTTACCGCGGGAACTAACGTAAATTCGTTTGAAGACTACCAGAGATTGGTTGGCCGACACGAAGGTTTTAAGATTACGTTAGACATTATTAATGAAATTTTAACGGAAGACGACGAAGACGAATCGTAAGATTCAAGAAAGGATTGCCGAATGGCATTTGATATATCACAAAAGGAAGACCCAGATCTTCGCTCAGAGGAAGAGTGTTTCCCTGACATCGATCCAGGTATTGAAGTAGCCGGAGACCGTGTTTTAGTGCAGTTACGACGGGAAAAGGCAAGAAGCAAGGGCGGAATCATTTTAGTTGACGAAACCCGGCAGACGTTACGTTTCAATGAGACTGTAGCTAAAGTACGCCAGATTGGCCCACTAGCATATAAGTCGCCAGATACCCTAGAGCCTTGGATTGAAGGCCCTTGGTGCAAAGAAGGCGATTTGGTTAGGACCATCAAGTACGGCGGTGACCGTTTTGTTGTAAGCCCAGATGATGAAGGCTCCCCAGTGGTGTTTATTACCATCCAGGCACGTGAAATCATCTCACGCATCAAGTCGTTTGACCATGCGCAGAAGATGAAAGCGTTTGTAGATTAATTTTGAAAGAAAATTATGGCAGATAATGAAAAAGACGTTCCTATCAAGGAACAAAATGATGGCTCCGTTTTAGCCAAACTGGAAGATCATATTGATCACTTTCCAGAAGAAGAAAAACAAGAAGTTACTGTAGACGTAGAAGACAGTGATCAGGACGACGATGAACCCGTAGAAGCCGCTGAAGGTGGCGAGGTGGACTCTGATCCTGAAGAAACCGACGAAGACCGCGAAAAGATTCGCGAGGCGCGCAGAGAAGAACGTAGGCTCAAGAAAGAACTAGCCAAACAACGCGACGCAACATCTCGAAACAAAATTAGTGCACTCGAACGACGTAATGCTGAACTGGCAGAGCGTTTAATCAAGTTAGAGAACACTGCAGCATCGTATCAGTTTGCACAGATTGATAAGGCAATCGAAGACGAGGCGACTCGTGTAGAGTACGCCAAGATGAAGATGTTGCAGGCCGCACAAGAAAATGATGCGGCAGGACAAGTAGAGTATTTAGAGCAGTTAACAGACGCAAAACAACGTTTGCAACAAGCTCAGTACTACAAGAAACAACAAATCGAGCAGGCAAAAGCTCCAAAGCAAAACGTACCAACTCCGATTGCAGAAGAAGTACAACGCAACGCAACTCAGTGGTTAAAGAAAAACTCTTGGTACGATCCGCAGGCTCGAGATACAGATAGTAGAATTGCCAAGGTAATTGATCAAGAACTCGCAGCAGATGGCTGGGATCCAAGTGATTCCGAGTACTGGGAAGAGTTAGACAATCGTTTATCGGCACGTCTGCCACACCGCTACACCTCAAAGGGTGGCCAGCAAACCCGTAGAGCGGGCCCAACGGCCTCTAGCCGGGTGGCAAACACAACCAGCGCAAGACCTGGAACAATCACGTTAAGTCCTCAGCGTGTTCAGGCAATTAAAGACGCTGGTGCGTGGGACGATGTTGAGAAACGTAATAAAATGATCCGCGCATACGCATCGTATGATCGCGCTAACAAAGGATAATTATCATGGCAAATACAAGAATCAAACGCGACTTAGAAGATCGTTTAGTAGATCGAGTCGAAGAGGTAAAAGACCGGATGGCGGCAGAAGATCCGGATGCAAAATCACGGCGCGAACGTGCAGAGGCGTTCAGAGATAAATGGCAAAATAGCGCATTGCCAGACCTTCCAGTTGGAGCAATCCCTGGATTCCATTTGTGTTGGTTATCCACCACAAATAATTATGACAGTATCGACAAACGTATGGCATTGGGTTATGAGCCAGTGAAAGCCGCGGAATTAGGAAAAGGCTTTGAAGCACTAGGTAAGATGAGCTCGGGCAAGTTTGAAGGCTGTGTTAGTTGTAACGAGATGGTTCTCTTTAAGTTACCAGAAGAAATCTATCAAGAAGTAATGCGCATGATGCACCTCGAGGATCCCCTCGAACATCAACGCAATATCACCGCATCCGTTCGGAGCACTGCTCAAGACGGCAAAGGCGGCAGATCTATTCTTGAAGGTGGAGTTTTGGAAATGGAAAAAGAGGCCGCAAAAGCAAATAGTAATATTCGCTTCCAATAACATTCTTCAAAATCACAAAGGAAAAACATAAATGTCCACAACATTTAAACCCTTTGGTCTGAAGCCTGCATACCATCCAAGCGGTTTGGACCGTGCCACTGCATTCGTGGGTACGAACTCCTTCCAAGCTGCTACTGATAACACATACAACGCTCCCTACTCTTTGAGTGCTGGTCAAGCGTTTTATCAATATCAGCCAGTTGGTCTAAATGCCTCAAACCAATTAACAATTGCTGCCGCATCAGCAACCGGCGGTTCCGCTGGTACTGTGTACGGCGTATTTGATGGTGTAGAGTTTACCGACGCCCAAGGCCGTCGTTCCGTATCTAAGTGGGCCTCTAAGACCCAGTTAGATGCTTACACACAAATCATTTTCTGGCTCTGGACAGATCCAGCTATGGTTTACGAAGCGCAGATCAATGGTTCTGCTGACGCTAGCTCTATCGGCGCACAGTATGACTTTAGTACTGCAACTGGTTACACTACTGCTGATGGTATCTCCATTGGTAACGGTGGCGCTGGTTTCTCAACCACTGCACTAGCAGCGGCCGCTGTAGCTACCACAGTACAAGGTCAGGTGCGTGTAATTGGTCTAGGACGTGAAGTAGCTTACCCACCCGGCGAAACAAATGCCTGGGGTGACACTTACACGATTGTTCAAGTACAGATCGCTAACAACACGTTTGTAGCGCCTAAGGCTTCGGTCTAACATTTAACGAAAGGAACTAGCAAATGGCAACCCCAATGCGCAGTACAGACTTTCGTGCGGTAGTCGAGCCGATTATCAACGAAGTCTTTGATGGCGTTTATGAACAACGCGCTGACGAGTGGAAGGGATTTGTAGAACAGATCCAAGGTATTCCACGTAATTATCACGAAGAAGTAATGCTGTACGGTATGAATGCAGCTCCTGCTATGCCTGACGGAACTCCTGTCAGCTATGATCAGGGCGGTACTCTGTACATCACCCGTTTCATCTATCAAATCTATGGCTTGGCATATGCCTTGACCAAGGTATTGATGGAAGACGGTGATCACATCCGTATCGGCAGCACCTTCGCCAAGCACTTGGCTCAGTCTATGATTGAAACCAAAGAGACATTGTGCGCTAACTTACTAAACTTCGCATTTACTTCCGGCTATACCGGCGGTGACGGCGTAACCTTAGTAAACACAGCTCACCCTGTAGCTAACGGTCTCACCTATAGCAACAAGTTGACTACCCCTGCCGCTTTGTCGCAGACTTCTGTTGAGCAAATCCTCATCCAGATCCGTTCTGCAATCGACAACAACGGTAAGCGTATTCGCTTGAAGGCCGAGCAGTTAGTAGTACCCCCAGCACTCGAGTTCCAGGCAGAGGTAATCCTCAAGTCTGTTCTCCGTTCTGGTACTGCTGACAACGATCTCAACCCAATCAAGTCTACTGGCATGCTTCCAAAGGGTACACACGTTGTAACCCGTTTGAGCTCCAGCAAGGCATGGTGGGTACAGACCGATGCTGAGAATGGTCTCATGCTCGTAATGCGTCGTCCAATGGAGAAATCCATGGAGGGGGACTTTGAAACTGATTCTATGCGCTATAAGGCCACCGAGCGTTACGCCACGGGCTGGCATGATGCACGTAACATCTATGGTACACAAGGTGTTTAATCAGCTTTAAAAAAGTTGTAAAAAATCAAAAAACCCAGCCCACAAAGCTGGGTTTTTTGCATTAGTATATGTATGGCAAGAGATAAAGAAAACCAAAAACGTATAGCAAAAGAATGGTACGAGCGAAACAAAGAGCTTACCAAGGAACGCGCTCGTCAATGGGCTTTAGCAAACCCAGATAAGAAAAAAGAAACTGTAGATAAGTGGCGAACCAATAACTTAGAAAAACACAACGCAACAAATAGATTGTGGAATGTAAAAAATAAACCTAAAAAAGCCGCTCTTCAAGCCAAACGCAAAGCAGCGCAACTCCAACGTACCCCAAAATGGCTAACTGACACCGATCTGTGGATAATTGAGGAGGCGTATCATTTAGCCCAATTACGCACTAATCTATTTAACTTTCCGTGGCACGTCGACCACATTATCCCCCTGCAGGGCAAAAATGTATCTGGCCTGCACGTCCCCAGCAACCTGCGGGTCATCCCAGGTAGCGAAAACGTTAAAAAATCCAATAAATACGCCAACTAGGGCGGTTTTTCTATTTAATTTGCATTAGTAGTTATAGGAAGAATAATCCCATTCTGACCGCCGCTACTTCCCGGTGAGACGACTCAGAGACAGCTTGGGATACCCACTGAGATAAGGAATCAAATAATGTCTACCACATTTACAGTACCAATGCGTTTAAATACGCGTCAAACAACCAGCAACGACGGCACCATTTCTGCCGACACAACTGGCGCATCACAAATTTCCAAACAAGTAGCTATCGTTGCCGGAGCCGCAGCAACTGCAGTAATCCCCGCTGGCTCTATTATCCACTCTATCACTGGCTACCTAAACGTAATTGGCGCCGGCTCACGCGCAGTTAGCTTAACTGTTAATGGAGTAACTACTTCAGTTGGCACTTTGACAACCACCGCACTTGGCGTGGTAGACGTTGCTTTTACAGGATCCGCTGCTGTAGCTAACATCCTCGCTAACGTTGGTGCTTATGACTGCACAGTTACTTTAGCATCTGAGGCAGCATCTGCTGGCACATTGTCTATTCAGTACACCGGTCGCAACGCTGACGGCACAATTACTCCATACGGTTCTGGCTACACCAATAACTAATTAGGAGCCAATCATGCGTCAAGTAACCGTGACGGCTGATGCAACTGGGGTAACTACTCCAGTTGTACTCGACCAATACATCACTCCATTTCAGGTAACATACTCAAAGACTGGGTCTGGTGTTGTTCAAGCAACAGCAACGGATCCATATCCCGTCGAAAACGGTAACTTTGTTTCTGCTACCTTTACTTGGATTACTGCACCCACAACAGCACCAAACACCGCAACTTTTTTAGCACAGCCGTATCGTGCTATCCGTTTATCTGGTGCAGCCGAAGGTGACACACTTACAGTAATTCAATCCGGAGTTAAGTAATGCCTGTATACCTCGACACTCGGGGTAATAGTGTCCTGTCTGTGGCGATCTGTGATCGCTGCAACAGGAAATTTGCGTACACAGAATTAATGCCCGACCCTAATTTTCCGGGCATGCGCGTGTGCGCGGCAGATAAAGATAACTATGACCCCTGGAGATTACCAGCGCGTCAAACAGAAAACATTGCGTTGCGTTTCCCACGCCCAGATCAAAGTGTTGCTACTGGCCCAATTGGTGGCCAACAATTAGTTACCCAAGGTAACCCAAATAACAGTACGCAATACGATAGCTTTTTTATTGATGGCACACCACCAAATGCTGGCGAGTCTGGCGATATAAAAACATAAAGAGACATAAATGGCAGACCGTTCAATAACACAACTACAAGTAGCGGGACCGTTAACTGGTAACGAAGTTACTGTTGTTGTCCAAAACGGGATCACTAAACAGACCCAGCTCCAAGATATTTCTAATCTTGGTGGCCCAACTGGCCCCACTGGTCCGCAAGGCAATGTCGGTCCAACTGGTCCAACTGGTGCAACCGGTGCAACAGGTCCAACATCTACAGTACCAGGTCCCACCGGCCCAACTGGGTCAACTGGACCACAGGGCCCCACCGGCCCAACAGGCTGGACTGGCCCACAGGGGCCGACAGGCTGGACTGGACCGACAGGCGATACTGGACCGACAGGTGATACTGGACCGCAAGGCGTAATAGGCCCCACAGGACCGCAGGGACCGCAAGGAATACAAGGACCAACTGGACCAATAGGTCCCGTAGGGCCGACAGGTGACACGGGACCGATTGGTCCAACAGGCGACACTGGACCACAAGGACCTACTGGACCACAGGGGATACAAGGCCCCACCGGTCCGCAAGGCATCCAAGGCCCCACTGGTGACACCGGACCACAAGGGCCTACTGGACCGCAGGGGATACAAGGACCAACTGGCCCAACTGGTGACACTGGACCTCAAGGTATACAAGGTGTCACAGGACCGACAGGACCACAAGGTCAGACGACAGGATTAACACTATTCCTTGATGGTGCAACGGCAACTGGACCACAGGCATACGATCTGTTGGTGGTGCCAAACACCGGCGCGCAAACAACACTGTCAATAGCAACAAATACAAGCACACCGGTTTTACTTGGCTCGTTTGTAACTGCTGCTGGTGTACCCAACAACACATCTTTTATTGGCGGTTTGTGGGAGCTATACGGGTGGATAAATCACGCTGGTGGTGGGGCAACATTTAGATTTTGGACTGAGGTTCAAGAGGTTGCATCAGACGGCACGACGGTATTACAGACACTTGCCAGTGGAAATTACGCATCGGGAACCCTTGTTTCAACATCAACTCTTTCGCTGTACGAGTATGATCTGTATGTTCCTACATCTACACTAGCGTCCGTTAACAGCCGTATATTACTTAACGTTTATGTGCAAGGTCAGACGGGAAGTACAACCGCATCCTTAAACATGCGCAACAACACGCAGTCGCACGTTGTTACGACGATTGCGTTTAACGTGGTTGGACCAACAGGACCACAAGGCCCAACTGGTGACACTGGACCACAAGGCCCCACAGGTCCGCAAGGAATACAAGGACCTACAGGTCCAACAGGATGGACTGGTCCGCAAGGCATTCAGGGACCGACTGGTCCGACAGGTGACACAGGACCTCAAGGTCCAACTGGTCCGACAGGATGGACTGGACCAATTGGCCCAACCGGCCCAACTGGTGACACAGGACCTACGACATACCCAGCCGCTGGCGTGGCAGTATCTACCGGCACGGCGTGGGGTGCGTCATTAGTGGCAGCAAGTGCTAACACCGCAAGCGCGCTGGTACAGCGCGATACCAACGGTGACTTTAGTGCTGGTACAATAACCGCAACGGCATACATTGGAGTGAGTGGCGGTACATTTTAATTAGGGGTAGCACATGAAAATCGCCGTATATGCGATTAGCAAAAATGAAGAGCAGTTTGTAAAGACATTCTGCGAGTCCAGTAAGTTAGCGGATTATATTATGATCGCCGACACTGGTTCTACGGATGGTACGGTCGAGGAGGCTAAAAAGTATGGGGCTGTTGTTCATAGCATTTGCATTTCTCCTTGGCGCTTCG